AGCATTACCACGTTGAATTACATTTGTATAGAAGTCCATTATCAGACTATATCACCTTTGTGGTTATTTGTCAAGGGACACTTTTGTGGTTATTAGATATTTTCTCTGTGGATTTACCATGACATTTAAATCACGCATGATTTTGCGATTTAATAAAACATCTGTTCCCATTCTATCTCTGTTATCCAAGCCAAACATTATCTTTCCATAGTTTGTCCCAGCAAATTCAAACTCTAACTCCACGATGTATCTATCATCCTCACCACCACCAGTGATAGATGTATATTGGCCAATGAGGTTTGTTGTTATAGATTTACCATTGTTTGTGAAAGTAATTTTTTTAGATGAGCCAATTGATATGTCCTCAGCGTGGAGAACAGGATATTTGTAATTACCAGTATCAAACTTTGCGGTCAATTGACCGAATGGTTTTACCTCTACGACCTCTTCCCATCCACACTCATTTGGCACAGTGTATCTTAAATCTGGATTATTAAAGTATGTCAAAACATCTCTCACGATATTTTTGTTGTTTGCTTTTTCTATATTTTCTGTGCCAGGAGAGCTATTGATTTCTAGGATGTAAGGTGGTTTATTTTCTGGGTCAGAGGACGGTATGAAATCAACGCCTGTAAAGGTGCCGCCAATTGCTTTTGCAGCAAGAATGCACTGTTCTAATTCTAGCTCTGATAAGTCATACTTTTCAACTTCCGCACCTTGCGAGGCGTTGCTTCTAAAGTCACCCTCTACAACATTTCTTTTCATGGTGGCTATGACTTTTCCGCCAAGAACTAAAACCCTAACATCAAAGTCTGTCTGGATATATTCTTGAATTAAAATATCAGTGGCTTTGTTTTGTTTGAAGAGAAGTTGAACTAAAGAATTCAATGACCTCTCTGATTCCACAAATAATACACCGACACCTTTTGAACCTCTCAAAGTCTTTAACACAATCGGAAACTTAGTGTCAAGCTCTTGAAATGATTTTTCTACGGTTTTTTCATTAGGGACGAGAACAGTTTTTGGTTGTGTAAGACCAAAATCTTTTAGTCTGAGGTATGACCTATATTTGTCAGTAGCAACCTCTAAACACTCTCTACTATTGACGACACAGTAACCAGCACGCTGAAATTGTGTTATCAAGTCTAAGTGACTATCTCTCTCTGGTGTGCCACGAATAAAAATAACTGTGTCATTTGTGTGTATTTCAAAACCTTTTTCGTCATCTTGTTTATGCACGGTCCTGACACCATCATTTAACACAGTGTAAGTTCCGTCCATGGGCACGATATAATAAGGATATTCTAATTTAACTGCTTCTTCTTCCATTCTTTTTGCAGTGATAGCTTTATCTCCAAGTTCATTGGAGATTACTACGACACGATAGTTTTCGTGTTTTTCCTCTGATATGAAAGACTTGAAGTTTTCCAAGGTTCTATTCTCTTTTCTTACCGATATTGTATTTTGTCTCAAGGGTCCACTCACTTTTTTCTTTGTATGCGAGAACCTTTATTTGACTTAGAGGAGCGGGTTCGTGTTTCATTTCACTTAAAACCGTAACAAGGCCCCAATCCTTCAAAAGAGTGGCTATCGTGTTTCTTCTTGCCATGTCATTGGTGGTTATGTTTGTCTTCTTACCATCAAGGGCAAACAACTCCTTGAAATGCACAATATAATATTTACCCTGTTTATGAAGAATGTGACAGGATTGATATAGTTTTCTCTCTTTTCTTGAAGCAACACCGATACGGGAAAGTGTCTCTCGCACTTTCAAAAAGTCATCTGGTTCACCGAGTCCGACCTCTAATAGTTGTTCTTGTGTCCAATTAATTTCTTCCATCTCTTCCGCCTTTATTCATTTTTTGTTTTATGGCAGAAATTTGTTCATCAGTAAGTATATCAAGAGCAACCTTTGCTTTCTCGTTGTTATAACCATAGAACTCTTTAACATACTCTAGATTTTCTAATTTCGTCGCCTTCACCCAAGGAGCAAATCTTTTCCTTGTTCGTAGACTATTTAGTAAAAAATCATATTGTAGTTTCTTGTCCAGATGGTGTAACTGGTTTATCTCATTCACAAGCATGATGGTATCTTGGAATGGGGCTAGACACTTGTTTACGATGAAAGGCGGATATTTCTTCTCCCACTGTTCATCCTCTGTGTCCATAAGGGGTTCTTTGGTATAGTTTATGGAGTTTAGATAGTCTTTCAATTCATACATTATAAGCCTCTTCTAAGGTCATTTCTTTATTTTTTCTAGAGTTTTGTTCTTCATTGTTCGCATAATCAATTAACATGAGTTCTCTTCGCATTTCTTTATCACTTATCTGTGATATCTCTGTTTTGCGGTTTGTTTCTCTTCCAAGAATACAAAATAGATACGCAAGATGCTCAGCTTTATCACCGATTATACTTCGCACCACGCCTCTATCCGCAGTGGTCTGGTGATGAAACACAGCTGTGCCATAAATGGAGTGAAACAACCCCGCATCTTGAACATGTTGTGGGACACCCATCTCCTCTAATATATTTGATACTCCCACAAGATGATCAAGCAGAGTTCCACCACTATGTTCAGTATCCTCTGCTCCAAGTTTCTTGAGAAAATCAATCTTTATAGAAGTCAAGTCGTTCAATGTTTCCCCCCTCAACATATGTCTTAAACACAACAACGCTTCTCAACTCATAACATTGACGAGACACTGGCATTGCCTGGTGCGGTGTTTTTGCATTGAACACGATCAGTCTATTTCCAACATATGGGACTAACTCACCGCCAACAACTGTTCCACCGCCCCAATCTTTTTCCCAATCTAGACGGGGATAGTATATCATGGTGAATTCACCATCATCCGTATGTTCATGTGGTTCTATACCATGAGTATGTGCGTTCAAATATATTCGTTTTGGTCTTTCAATATTATATGTATTCTTAAAATCATATTTATAAAAGATAGTTTGCCACAACTGCACTATCCAATCGAAACCATTCTCCATGGCTTCTTCCTCTGATTCGCCGCAGAGCACATGCCAGTGTTTATTGATCTCTCCCTTTTTAGAGTTGTAATCATATTTCCAGTATACCTCTTTCATTTCTAGAAAAATTAATTCTGCAATGTGATCCTCTAAAACATCGTCATGTATATCTAATCTACTATTCATATCAAATCTTCCAATCATCACCAAATTCTGTGTTATCAAACACTGGCTCTGCAAACGACTCTTGATTAGAGTCTGCAAGTCCTTCTTGTTCCGCACTCTCTACATCATACAACTTCATCTTAGCTCTGTCAACACCAATAACAAATCTTTTATTGGTGGTTGGGTCATTGTATCTGTTTTTGAGCTGTTTGACCGCAATCTGATTTAACTCGTCAAGTTCCTCATTACTAATGAGCGCAAACATGAGGTCAGCTGTAGCTGGTAGACCAAAACTCTCTGAAGTGTCTTCCAACCCAATATCACTATTGGAGAACCCACTCCTTGTCGTTTGTGTAGCCGACATAATCGGGACGTTTGTCTCAACTGCCAATCCCCTAAGTTCTTCAGCAATCGCCTTGATGTACATATACGAGTTAACATTTCCATTCGCCTTAAATCTAGATGAAGCACAAATATTCAGATAATCCACAAAGATGATATCTGGTTTGAATGACTTCTTAATCGCAAGTTCTTTGATCAATCCTCTAAAATGATTACTATGTGCAGATGCAGTGGGATATTCTTTGATGACGAGTTGACCATTTGTCTTCTTTGCGATAGACGCAATCTTATCATCAAACATCTGCTTAGGCAACTCATGTAAATCATCTATGGAGATATTCATGAGGTTTGCATCAATTCTCTCTGCAATGCGTTCCTCAGCCATCTCCAGAGTGATATATAGGACGTTTCTACCTTGGTTTAGACAGTTTGATGCAACATGACACATGAACAACGATTTACCGACACCAGTGCCTGCAAGAACGATGTTTAGTGTTTTCTGTGGTAGTCCGCCCTTAGTGATGCGATTGAAGAACTCCAAGTCAAATGGTATCTTCTCCTCTACCTTATGGTAGAACTCATACCGGGCATCAGTATCGTGTAGATAATCATGACCAACACGGTTATCAAAACCAACAGCAAGGGCGTCTGTAAGAATTGTAGGTAAAGCATCGACGCCTCGTTTTTTATCCTTTCCATCAATGATAGCAATTCCGTCCACAATCGCATTGTATACCGCCTTATCTTTACAAAAGTCCTCTGTAGTCTCCACTAACCAATCAAAAATCACATCATCGTCTTTTTGAAGTTCCTTAACTACAGATAAAACACGTTTATAGTCATCTTCGTTTAAGTCTTTACGACTGTCTAGCTCAACCTCTAGAGCGTTCTGGTTTGGTAGGTCACTATACTTGTCCACAAATTTCTGTATCTCTTCAAAGACAGTTCTCTCTGTCCTGTCAGAGAAATAGTCACCCTTGATGAAGGGTAGAACTTTTCTTGTGTATTGCTCATTGTGTATTAGATTAGCTAAAATAGTTTTTTCAATTGTCTGCATTCATAAACCTCGTTATACCAATAGATTCTTCTATGCGGGTTTTTGCTACTTCATAGTATCCCTCATCACGTTCGATGCCTATAAAATTCCTGTTTGTGTTTACACATGCAACACCTGTAGTGCCACTGCCCATGCATGGGTCAAGAATTACATCGTTTTCATTACTGTAAGTCTTTATCAAATACTCCATGAGAGCAATTGGTTTTTGGGTAGGATGAAATTTTCCTTCGCCTTCAGCGGTTTTAAAATAAATTACACTACGAGGATATCTTGTGCCATCTTCATTTTTAACATGTACCGCTTTAGTTTGTTTCCCATAAGATTCTGTGTCTCTCACGGCTGTTCCTTTATCATAAGGATCACCCTTTGTCTTCTGTGGATTATATGTACACAATTTTTTATAGAAAACAACTATATCTTCATGTGCTTTCAGTGGCATTTTCTTTGAATTGAGATATCCAGATGCTTTGGATTTTTCCCACACCCAGCAATATCTAAACATGGAATAATTAGTTGATATAAGTTTTGTAGTGAAAGGTTGTTGGGCAGTTGATATAATCGCAGCATTTGGTTTACAAATTACATCAACATAATTCCAAAATTTCTCATAATCAATGACAACATCCCATTCATTTCTTTTATTGAGAGTGCCATATGGAAAGTCTGTTAGTAATAGGTCAATACTTTGAGGTTCAATATTCCCCATAATATTAAACATGTCATCGTTATATAATTGAGGAAACATGGCTTATAAACTCTCCTAATACGTTTACGTCCAAAGGGTCACAAGTTTTATATATTGGTCTAGATGAACTACGTTTTTTTGTCACATTACAATAAAATGTTTCAAAATCATAACACTCATCATAATAACCAAATGCATTATCAGCTACTGCATTTTGACCAGACCAAATTATGGCAGGGACGTTTCCTACAACCTCTCTAATTTCAGTAAAATCCTCTACTGCTCTTTTCAAATAACAAACGTCCAAATATGTCTTACTTTCCAAAATAAAAAGTAATTTTTCACCACGATAAACATGTAGGTCTACCTGTAAATTATCAACTTTATATTTTCCACTTGGAGAATATTTTGTCAAATAATCATTGTGTTTGCACATTAGATTTGGATCAACAGATAGTATCAATTTTTCAGCAACGTCCTGATATATCTGTCCTATCGCATTTCTCACTGCTCCTTGACCAGCAGATTCCATTAAATCAGATAGATCACTGACATTTTTATTATAAAAATCAATGATGTCTTTCATAACAACCTCTTCTGTCTTCTCACTATACACATTATTGCATGGTTCAGTGGGATTGTCAAGTGTTATTTTCCTCTTCTTGGTTCTCAATAATATCAACCAATATATCACCAATAAGCTCAAAAAACTCTTCATTGAACTCTTCTTTTGGAACATTATAATTATCAACTATATCATACTCAAAACGAAATGGCAAGGTTCCATCTGCATTTTCTTTCTCTGGAATACTTACCACCCCGTATTTGTATACGACACCGTGATACTTTCCGCCATCAGTTATGCACACTGACGCAACATCATCATTCTCTCTTGCAACAAAAGTATACTTTCCTTCCATTCTATCATACTCCAAAAGGCACTCTAGCACAAATAATCGTCTTGACAGGTGCGCCATCAAACTGTGACGATGCAAATTCTTTTAACTTATCTAAATTTTTATATACATGAGCATAACAAATTTCTTGCGTTTCAAACTGTAGTGGTTTGCCATTATTATGTGTAATTTCAAGTGCGTCTGTATCGGCACCAAAAGCAACCATCATTATAACAATAATTTGCCACATGTTATTTCTCCTTAGATGAAAGTCTGGCTTCTGACTCTAGTTTTTGCTTTGAGCTATCTTGATTAGGTAAAACATAATGCAGATAACTCTGTAAAAGATATTTTGGATTCTTCACAGGTTTTCTACCACAATGCACCCAAGGATACATTGGTGGAAATACTATTGCTCGACCACCCACACACTTCACTAACATGGACGAGGTTCTGCCCTCAACAAACTCTGTCTCACCAGCATCATTATCATCCAGATAAATGAAGAATGCTAGAAACCTCAAACAAGTTTCTCCTGTGGTAACGTCTACATGCCAAGGGAACTCATCAATGTCATTAGGTGAGTATTTTTTTAATTTGATACCTTCAAGGGTATATTCTTTTGGGAATAGTTTTTTGTGTTGGTCAGGCCAAGGTAAATCATTTTTATACTTTTCAATAATCTGAGTGAATGCATCTAGACACACTGGTATTTCATCTCTCCAATACTCTGGATTTTCTAAAAGCAAAGTGTCTGAAAACTTTCTGTAATCATTCCAGACAGTCTTATCATCTGACGATTCAAACTTATCAATCAGTTTTTGACAAAATTCTTGACTAAGAACATTCTCATAAACTCGTATCATATTATCCATAACAAAATCCAATTTACTATTCTGCGGCAACCCTCTTCTTTATTTTTATATATGACTCGTCGGCGTTGTCACTCCAAGGAGCATTTGATATGTATTCAAAATAATAATTACCATCACTCTCCTCTAAAGCGGCCAATTTATCATTGATCTCTTGTTTTGTGCATATCTTTCTTTGTGGATTGTCCCACAACCGGGCCCAGTTTGGTTCCATTTTCTTTTCCTTTATAGTTTGTTTTTAGGGGCATCGTATAAACCACCCTTGAACGTGTCCATATCTACAAAAGATGGGACATATGGTTTATATGGTTTTGGTAGGGTTTGCTCTAATTTTAAAAGACGTTTTTCAATACTTCTAATTTTATGAGTTTTGTCTAAGGAGTCAGTGATCCCAGCAACACCACTGGCAACCATTACAGGAATGCAAGCGTTAAGAGCGAGAGTTGATATACACATCAAGCTCATCTTTAGTAATACTGACTCCCTCAAATACCTTTTTATAATTAATGAGATGTTCATTCGCTATATCTTCCTTGGATTGACCGTGGTAAGCCACCGCATAGTGATTTTCGATCATCCATTCATTTAGAGTTGTTTCTCTATCAAGTTTTGCATCATATATTTTAAATTTGCCAAGTATCCTGCCAAATTTACCGGCGCCATCCTTAACGGTGACTAATTTTTGGTTTGACCCAACTGGTAAAAATCTCTCTACGATTTCTTTTGATTGGTAACCAAATTTCTTTTCGACTAAATCTCTAGTCCTACTTTCTGGAGTGTCTATCCCATGTAAACGGATACGCTCTTTGTGTCTCCAGATACCAAATCCTAAGTCAATGTCTACATCAACGGTATCGCCATCAACCACCCTAACGATTTTACAATTATATTCATACACTATTACACTCCAAAACTCTCCCCGCATCCACACGAGCTAGTCTGCATGGGGTTTTTTACGGCAAGGTATGAACCGCCCAATTCTGTTACATAATCTATCTCACTACCCAGAAGATACATTTCTGCGAGAGGGTCAACCACTAATACGTCTTCTATTGGGTTCGACCACTTAACATCTGGATTATCATGTTTTAACCCCCACACATACTGAAACCCTGAGCAACCACCACCCTTAACACTCAAAGATACATGGTCACCATTATAGATGACACTTTTCATATATTTTTTTGCTCTATCAGTGAGTGTTACCATAACAGTATTTATGGTTGTGGTGGATAGTAGTTTTCACCAGGCTTCCAAAAACTATTGCATCGTTCCTCACAACCCCATTGTCTTTGCTCCTCTAACATGAATATCAAATCCATAAACTGTGAGAATAATTCTGTGGGTAATCGAACAGATGGATCATCTGTCCTTGGAAGGCAAGTCACACTATCAACATCATTTTGAGACTTGACAGGGACAGACTCCGCCATGCACTGCTCCATCGTAGGTAACTTAACCTCATATGTTGCACCAGTTACCATTGTAATTACCATTAATGCTTTAAGCATTCTTCAATGCCTCCTTATAAATTTCTGTTTTCACTTGAATAACGATTTCTAATCGTTGTAACCTGTTACGAACAGATTTGGGTTTGCTACCCTTAAACTTTTTTGACAGATATTCAAACTCATCAGTGAGACTTTTGAGTTTACGCAGATTTAATTTTTCTGCACGCTCTCTGTCCCTATCGGGATTGTTTGTTGTCATACACCCGCTCCTTCCAATTCCTCAATCCTTTTTTCTAACACAGCGATAGCTGTATACAGATTACCTGTATCTTGTGGTTTCAACCTTGACTTCAAGACTTCAACCTCTGACTTCAGAATTTGTTTAGTCAGTATCGCAACCGAATCAGTATTAACTTGCATTATGCAGCTTCCTTGTATTTGTCATACCAGTATTTTGAAGATTTACGCAACTCAAAGTTTGCGTCACGAACATACTCAAGAAGGTCATTGATGTAACCAGCCTGTTTTTCAGACCAATCATCACCACGGTCAGCAATCTGGCCGACAATCTCTTGAATGTAATTGATCGACGGGCATGTATCGCCAGGAACTTTGGGAGCTCCTGACTTTGCAGCGTTGATCTTCTCACGTTTTGCAGAAACTTTAGGCATCCTCTAACAACTCCTCATTTCTTGTTTCTAAAATCACATACTCACCGAAATACTTGTCAAAGGTTCTGACAAGATTGGTGTAGTCGCCAGACCTCATATTGTTGAGGATAGCCTCATCAGAAACATAACCCATATCCTTGGCAAAGCGACTTGCATAGGCCATCAATTGAAATGCATTACCGTCTGGGCCATCCAGATTAATTACCATTTTACCGCAATCGTTTCTCCAGCGTATCATACTTCACTCCATCCAGCGATTTCACACTTGTACTTCTTACCACTCGACAACAACACCATGTCACCGACACTCGTACTCCGGCACGCCGTGCCGTCAAACATCTTGGTAATACCTTCGTTGGTCCACCAAGCACTGTTGATACTGTTGGTCTTCATGAAAGCAGTTTCCAACTTCTTCATGTCAGTGGCGCTCTTCTCAACGTCAACCATTGCAACCGTAGTGGGCCGACCACCTTCACCAACATGAATGACAGCAGCAGTCTCACATAACAGATTTTTCATCAGAGCATCTTTCTTACTAGGTTTCATAATACACCTCTTCAGTATAGTAACCAATCGGAGACAACTTACCAACGGCAGCGTTGATTTCACTCTCCATCATCCAAGTGTGAGAACCATTGTCCCAAACAACCTTGACCTCTTTCTCACGAGGCCCAACATCAAATGACTCAATGGTGACAACCTCACCAAAAGATAAGGGAATCATCGCACCAAAATTACCAATGATTTTTGTACCTAATTCAACCATGTCAACCTCTTTTGTCATCATCACTATACACATAGTACCATACGGTACAGGGTTTGTCAAGGGAAAAAATGGCCCTTATTTACCATATAAGGGGCCAGTCCAAGCGATTCCATAACCACCATCAAGGATATTACCACGGGCAAAGTTCCGAGCAGGGGCATTGAATCCAGCAGGCAACAGAATATCACCCTTCTTAAACTTCTTATCGTTGTCAACACCAACGACAAACGCCTTGACGCCACCACCGTTCTCTACAATCTTGATGTACTTTTTACCGTACCGAATGTCAAAATTGTCAGCATAGGCGGCATTCATCTTCTTCTTGGTATCCGTGTCGGGAACCATGAACTTCGCATAGTCCTCAATCATGGCAGCCTTCATCTTAGAAAGACCAGACAGAACCGACTTAGAAGCATCTTTTACATAAACAGTCATATCAACCTCGTTTGTTTCTCACTATATCTAATAGTACCATATGGCACAGGGTTTGTCAACTAAAATCTGGCAGGAATCCAAGAAAAATTTTGGTCATCCAGCCACCGCTCTGCGCCTGTCTTGACTGATTTGATAGGGGGGAAGGGGGGTTTGTGTGACATTTTTATCACACCTGTAGGGACCTCTAGGACTTCCCAGAGGTCACCATGCTCACGAATACGGTTCCTACCGTGATTCGTCTTACCTGTAAGTTTTATCATCATCTAAACTTTCATCCTGTCAATTTTCCAGTTCAAGAAAGCCAACCCCAACTTGGGAGAGAACTTCCACAACAACCGATTCAACTTGAAACTCAAAGTAGGAATCCGATTACCTCTTGCGTCGAAAGACATTTTAAAACACCGCACTATCGTTGAAAGTGAACTTTTTGTACCTCTTGTCGGCACCATTGGCAAAGATAATGATATCGTCATCACCAACCTCGCCACCGAAAATCACCCGATCATCGAAGACCCTGTGAAAGAAGTCGGGCTTACCCCAGACCTTAACAGCGGAGCGATACTCATCACCCCGAAACCCAACAAAGTGTACGTCTCTCTTCATCATGTTTATATTATGACATACCCAGAGAGATTTGTCAAGCGGTAATTTTAGAAACCTTTGGGTGCTCTGGTGATACCTCTGCGTTTCATCTCTTGCCTGACCCATTCTTTTGCGATAGGGCTCTTCACTGGTCTCTTGAGAAGACCCCTAATCTGTTTGAGTACAGGGGTCATCACATCCTCGTCGGCATCATTATTGTCAACCACCACAAAGTTCTGTCTGAAATACTGACTGAACTTACCGATATTACGTTGAACGGCATTCCATGATTTTACCGCAACATCCTCTGGCACTGTGCGCTCTCTTTTTGCGTTTCTCTCAAGCGCAGTGTCCAGAGAGGTGTTTACAAATATCATATGAACGTCATATCCAAGTTGTTTCAGTTGTGTGGCTTGCTTTGCGATCTTATCATAATCTTTACCAGTGCCATCAATAATCAAACCGATACGTCCTTCAAGATATCCACCTTTACCTGTGGTAACATCTCCCATTCTAGTTCTGGTCAATTTTTTTGCTCTCTTTCGCATCTTGTCACGTTCTTCTGCCTCACGCTCTGCTTTCGCTGTAGACATGTCCATGTCGAAACCAGCGTCCTTGAGATATTTTTCAAAAATATCATCAGAGTTGACAATACGCAATCCTGTGCCACCAGTGGTGGTCCTGACAACGTATGACTTACCGCTGCCAGGGCCACCCGCTAGGAAAAACGCTTTGAATATATTAGGGTCGTTGAG